CCCCTCAACCGCAGCCTATCAGTTCTGGCTCACGAACAAGAAAAAGGAGGAGTGGCAATATAATTACAATGTAAATAGCAAGAGTATGCATCTTGATATCAAGGCCGATCTTTCTGATAAGTCCATAGCGGATCGGATAGGAAGCCTAAAAAAGGCACTGAATCACAAGTTAACATAATGTCCATTATGCGACACTAGCCTCCCCTGTTTTTGCCCCTCTGGAAAAATGATGTTAAACTCATGAAAATAAATGCTTGCGTTACGCTAAATTCGCAAGAATTTATCTGGGTTTGTAAATAAAGGGGGTTTATTAATAAATTTCCCTAAAATTAATTAAGCTCTGTTCCTAACAGCCTATTTTTCGGGCTGCGTAGCCTCTACGGAGCAGCCGGAAAAATAGGCTACTTTAATAAATTTTATCTCATTATAATTTTATTATAATTATGATTTTATAGAACCTTTTTTAGCTTCATTTTTGCAGACAGCAGCGCCAACTTTGCAGACAGCAGCGCCAACTTTGCAGACAGCAACGACAGTTTTTTTTAAGATATATACAGGCTCTCCAAAATTTGAATAGCATTTTTTCCAATACTCAATTATACCTTGATGCTTTAGACTATTAAAAAAAAATGACAATAGCTCGGCAAGGGCTGTTTTTTTACTGTTTCAGTGCATCTGTAAAAAAAGGATAATAACCCCTCTATAGTTCGGATTAAAATTTAACGCCCCCATTGCTTATTCCTCGCCCTGTTCTTCTTCAAGCGGGCTAATTTCCTCTTCCCTTTCCCTTAACTCCCGATCAAGATTTGTCTCCAGCGAATAATCATCACCTCCAAATCGAGAATTTGCTACCTCGTCAGTAGTTAATACTCTATCTGCTAAATATAAAGCATCTGCCTTAGCCATCTTTTCCCTTATGTCTGCTTTTTCAAGGTCCGTCATTTGTTTCAAGGAAACAAAATCATAACTAAATTCATCAGGAATTTCATCTTTAAAAAATATTTTGAAAAATTGATTTAATACAGGACGTAAAATTTCATTCTGTTGAGAAAGTATATAATCATAAAAATTAGTTTCTTCGTGCCGTCCCGTTGCCCCTAACCCTTTAGGAGAGGCTCCCAATAAGACCGTGTGGGGAATTCTGGTCAGAGCAACTATTCTATCTTCTATTTTTTGATATAATTTTTCTATGCCGGATATATTGCCCGGGCTATTTTGTTCGAATTTCTCATGCTCGGCATCTATTACCATCGCCTTTAATATGCTTTTAGTCAAATTTAAGGCTTTGACACGGGCTTTTAATTGATCTTGCCCTTCCTCATTCGCTAATTTATTCGATAGGTCATGGATTGATAATACATTTACTCGCCAATCGCTTAGCAAATTGGCCAGACCGTTATTAACCTGAAAATAATTGCCTAATTCAAACACAAGATTTGCCAAAACAGAATTGTGCCAATACAAATTAGCCCTAAATGCATTTTTAGGCAAATAATGACCATCAAATCTTAAAAAACGTGAATGATGAATCGAGACGTGTAATATATCAGAATCAAGATTATCGCTGCTTTGAATCTCGTAAGAATCAGGCAGCCCGTAATTATGCGATTTGATATCAGTCGTTAAGTTCATTTCTTTATTGTGAAGCTCCCAGCGGTTAAAGACTATTAAGCTTTTAATTTCTTTAATGGTCTTATAATTAACCGGCTCGTTCCATTTTTTTATATTATCGTCAAAAACCATCAGTGTCATTGCGCCTCCGTATATCCTAGCATCTCTCCACGCTTCATAGCATTTGTGTTTTAGGTTTATTTTGTTCATGTGATTAATTAAATTGTCTTTTTGTTTAAAATCACCTTTTATTTCTATGAATTTTTGAGTGCCCAGTAAAGGTATAATTTCAACGATTTTCCTGCCTAGATCATCGCCCCCATAAATATTTTCCGCTCCGTATTCTGTTAGAAATGGAATACCCGCTATATTACTTTTGGTTTTATCCTGATTTTCATCCCCTTGTCCGGTTAATGTGTTTACCCAAGCGTCTAGATTTGTTACCTTTTTATTTTCCATAATACGTAAATAATATTATAATTTGCATATGGCTGTCCAATTATAATTAGCGGTTGGCTTTGAATGCTCTTCTAATCCCAGGATTATAGCATCGGAGATATCATCATTTTCCGGTGTATTGTTGATTAATTGATAAATTGTTTCATTCAGTAAGTTGCGATGATTATCTAAGTGTTTTGTTCCTATTTGTTTATTGATAAAAACTTTTCCATTCTCAAACAGATGTGAAATAGTTTGCTTCCTAGTTATTTTATCTTTTACGAATTTTATTTCTTTGACCGGAATCCGTGTAGTCCTAATTAATTCTTGCCCAAATGCCTGGAATCCTGATATTTCCTCAATTTTAAATATGTCGAATGATTCTAACGCATGCCAGCTTTTAATTTCTTCAATATTTTCATTAAACGAATATTTCGCACACCGAACATCGTGAATGTAATAATTAAGGTCTTTTGAAACATAAATAAGAACTTTGGCCGAATAATCATTATGGGTAGCTTTCCCGATAGCCGGATCAAACGCCCCTATTTTCCTGGTTATTTGCTCCCCAACGAAAGAATCATAGAACTTAAGCCATCCTTCTTTAATTATCGCCGTTTGGTCATCCCTGCAATTATTTTGCCATTCTCGTTCAAATATAATTGAGCCCATCTTTTCTTTATCAGCGAGTAATTGGTTGAAATCAAACCAAAGCGTCTTTTTTTCATCAATATTGATAATGGCCTGGAATTTCCTAGAAATTACATCAGGATTTTCAAAAAGTTTATGCATTAAATCGTTCCGATTTATAGCGGTGCCTTGCACGTGAATAGAGGTTTTCTTTGTGTTTGCTTTCGCTGGATAAATCGACCCCCAAAACCACCGTTCAATTTTAAAGATTCTATTAATATTCTCAATTGCATCGTCTTCGTAGAGATCATCAATGATAATATAATCAGGGCGGACATTATTATAATTGATACCTCGGACGCTATCCCCTGTACCAATTGACGAAAATATAACGCCATTTTTAAGCACAAATTGTTTTTCCGTCCATTTGGTTGGGTGTACCTGATACCCATAATCTCGTATTATTTTTTCGTTATTTTCCAATTCAAAGCGAATGGATAAATTAACATTGACTGCTTTTGTGCTAGTGTTTTGAACGTTCAAATAGTGCTTAAATTCCCCAGGTTCGACCAAGGCTTGATACAGTGGAATTAAAAAGCATTGTATTGTAGTCTTTGCATGGTTTCGGGGTGCCAGGGTATTTGTAAAAGCTTCTTTGCGTACAGCACAAAAATAATTATGCAAATCAAAGCAAAAGGATTTTTCAAATTTGGTTGGGAAGTAATATTTTCCCCATTCGAGAATATCTTTCTCTCTCTCTCTGCGCTCAATCATTCCTAATAGAAATATCGCCTCTTCTTTTTTAATCAGATTTTTTTTGAGGGATTTTTCAATTATTTCGAGGTCGTTTAAAGCTGTAATAGACATAACCTTTGTGTTTTTCTGCGGGCCTACCAGTAGGCACAAAGCCCGCTACAGCCCCAGCATTTGACCAACGCTCGAAAAATTGCCACCCGCCAAGGGCTTAGGATTATACTGGTTGGGGCTTTCCCTCTGCTGCGATTTCTCAAGGGGAAACAGGGGCTGTTTTTTTAGGGGTAGGGGGTAGTTTGTGTTGTTAAGCGTTTTTTTAATTTCCGACATTGATTTTTTAAAGCTTTCTTTATCTGCAAGCTTTGTTTTTTTTTGAATTATATCCGGCTCTCTGTATTTTTGTAGATAATCATCACGGTATCTAAAAGCGAGCGCCTTTATTCTCCCCGTTGCCGGAAAATTTCTACGGTCATCGACGTAATCTTCAAAGTGATGCAGTGCCTTTACTATGTATTTTAGATCAATTTTTGACCGCATTAGTATTATCCCGTAAGCATTTATTTCGACCTGGTCATGTTTCCCAAACGCATGAAAAAACAATGTCAGTTCTTCTCTTAAATCATTCTTTCCAAGCTTCATCGTGTTCAACCTTCCCTTCTTGTTTTATGTGCCCCCAGGCCTTGCCCCTCTCAATCCATCCACGCACTGCTAGTTTCCAGCATTTCATTTTTTGATATTTGTTATTAACTTTTACCTTCCATTCCTCTTTTTCGAAATGATTAAGAAACAACCTAACCTGGTTATCTATATCAAAACTCAATTTTTGTTCCTCTTTGTTTTTTTTAAAATATTCTAAAATTTTATTTTTTGTAGGGGGGATGTCTTTTTCTTCCTTTCCTTTCTTTACTTTACTTTCTTTTCTTTCTTTTCTTTCTTTCTTTATTTCTTTCCTTTCTTCATTGCTTACGTTTTGCTTATCATTTGCTAAGCATTTGCTAAGCATTTGCTTATCACTTGCTAAGCACTTGCTTGGGGTTTGCTTATTTTGAGGCTGGTTTTTCCTTGACTTCATGCCGCCGATTCGCCCGCTATCCCCCCGTGTTTTTCGAATAGCATCTTTTATTTTCATTCTTTTCAACAGGCTTTCGCTCCAAAAGAAAACATTATCTTTTATTAATAAATTTAACTCAAACATAGTGTTTAAGCATTTGTTAAATAAGGTAGTATCGATTGCTAAGCTAAAAGATAACGCATTAATAAAATTTAGCTTAAGTTTATAGTTTGTTGCTTGCATCAGAGATTCAATCACAGCCCAATAAATACCATATCCTTCCCACCCTAATTCACATCTTAACGCTAGAATTTTTTCATCGTTCCTTGCGTTGTTATCATGACTAAAGTACAAAGTACATAAAGTTTTTGTATTATTGTTTCTTTTTAAATAATTCTCCAATTGGCACCCCTTTTTTTTAGAATTAATTATTAATGACCTGTGCTGTAAATGGCGTTAAACAATAATTATTTATTTTACACCGAGGGCAATAACTAGGCCGGTAATTTTTGATGTTTCCATATTTAAATTTTTTTTTAGTTAATAAATTCGGACGTGGAGACCATATCTTTTCACATTCATAACAATAATACATTTTTATTTCTATTTTTTTTGTTGTCATATTAACCTCTTTGGTTAGATAGAATCTGTATTAAATCCAGATTAAGATTGACAAGCTTACCGTATGTGTTATAATGCGTCAAGATTTTTTTTAAAAAAGGAAAAAAATATGATAGATCAAAAAAATGAATTTTGTCCAGATGGGGCTGGTATTAAAAAGTTATTAAATTTTCACCCTCCTAAATTTTCTCGTTATCAAGGCAATAAGGCCGAGCTTGAAAATACCCCCCCCCCCAATTACCCGTCGTATTTGCAATGAATAACTTATTAACTCATTTCGTTTTAAATAAATAAGGAGAATATCATGCATGAGATAATCGAAAAAAAACAAGAGCTCGCCGATATTTCAGCCGATTACAAACAGGCAGAAGCAAACAAAAATCTAATGGAAAAATTCATGGGGTTAGCATTGAGTCGTACAAATGCATCAGACTGGGTGCTGCAAAACAACAAACCATATTTACAAAGTTCAGGATGTGAAAAACTGATGCCAGTGTTTGGAATTTCAATAAAAAATATACACTCAAAAAAAGATGAATATGAGGATGAAGAGGGAAAATATTACATTTATACCTATGAGGGCGATTTCAGTTGGCGATTCGGCGGACTTGAGGCCACAGGGACTAGGGGCTCAAGGGATAAGTTTTTAGGAAATAAACCTTTGCCTGAAATCAATGAACCGAATATAAAAAAAGCAAGCTATTCAAATATGCTTGTGAACGGAATTACTCGATTATTGGGAATAAGAAATTTGACACGAAAAGAGCTTGAAAAATATGGCATAACCTTTGAAGACGTAGCAACTGTTGAGTATAAAACAACCGCAGCAGAAGATAGGCAAAAACAAAAAGAAATTGCTAATATGCTATTAACTATAAACGACCAAGACCAGGAAATGGCAAAGAAAGATTTGTTTAAATTAACCGAGTTTACAATGAAAGATGGGAAGTATGTTTCGGGGGTAGACGGAACCGAAAAGCTAATGGGTAAAAGGCTTCAATTTACTTACGAGAAAGTAAAAAAGGAATATAAAATATTTCAAAATAATTTAGAGGAGTCAAAAAATGGAACGAATAGAAATCCCTGATATAAAAAAAATATATGACGATTACTTAATAAGTACAACTAGTTCATACCCTGTGCGCTCAAATTATATCTCAATGATAGGGGATGAATGCTTGCGAAAATTAGTTTACAATCGTACCCATTATGAAGAAAAAAAGCCGATTTCCTTAAGACTTAAAAAAATTTTTGATGAAGGCAAAGAACAAGAGCAGGCATTTACTCCGAAACTTAAAAAAGCATTGCAGAACGCAGGTTATGATTTGGTTTGTGAGCAAAAACCCCTGGAGATAAAAAAATACAAATTGTCAGGAAAGATTGATGGCGAATTAATTTATAATGGGCATAGAATACCGGTCGAAATAAAAACCTGCTCCCCTCATTCTTTTGATAATTATAAAGAAGTTGCAGACTTTCAAAAAAAATCCTGGTCAAAAAAATATCCGGCACAACTCCTTTTATATATGTACGCAAACAATTCGGAAGCGGGAATATTTGTATTGAAAAATAAAAGTAATGGCGAGGTGAAAATTTTTGTGATGTATTTAGTTGATTGGCTTGATTATTGCGAAGAATTGCTGCAAAAGGGTGAAGCTATTGAAAAGCATATTGCTGAAAACACATTACCGGCAAAAAACCAAATATATGAAAACTGTATGAATTGTGAATTTAACCATATTTGTTTGCCTGATCTTGAGACGAAAGGCTTTGATCTTTTGCAAGATAAAACGATTGAGTCAAAACTAGATAGATTGATAGCACTAAAAGTGGCTAAAGCTGAGTATGAAAAAATTGATAGGGGCTTGAAGCCCTTGCTAGATGGCCAAAACGTAATGATTGGTAAATATTATATAACCGGAAAATATATTGAGCGCCGAATGCCGGCAAAGCCTGAAACGAGCACCAAATTTTGGCAAAAAAAAATTGAGGTAATTAAAGGATAATTCTATGTGCAAAGCAATGTTACAAAATACATCCACATTAGTAAAAGTTATAAAAAAAAACA